GATTAAAGATACTTATCCAAACGTCAGCTAGGCTCAGGACTAATACAGACTTAATAAACAAGATGCCACCTAAGATATTAGATGTTAAGATAAGGATTAACAATTTCAAAACTGTAGCTCAGAGAACATTAGCAGCTGAGTTAGCAGGAGAGAGAATAGTTGCTCCTGATGAGCTCTTATTAACAGAACTTAGGAATGCTCGTAAGAAATAGAAAAATATATAAAGTATGCATATCTTATTCTAACATGCCTGAAGAGGAAAAGAAGGAAGAAGTGAAAGAAGAACCCAAAGAAGAGGTTAAAGAAGAAGTTAAGGAAGAAGATAAGAAGTTATCTCTAGTGGATGAGGCTAAGGAAGCAGCTAAGCAATTAAACGAACTTAACATGAAAGCAGCTGAGACTATACAAAAGCTTCAAGAACTCAAATCTCAAGAGATACTTGGCGGAGCTGTAGATGAAGCAGGTCTACAGAAGAAACCTGAAGTTAGTGAGGTTGACTACGCCAAAGCAGCTATGGAAGGTAAGATCTTAGATGGCTGAGTATTGGTACGCAGCAACTGGACCTTACCACTGGCTTAAACTTCACGAGACACACATGCAAGGCCAGAGCTTTTTCATAAAAGGAATAGCTCCAAACGGTAAAGAATTCTCACAAGAGATGAAAGGTATTCTAGAACCTGTAATGTTATATCGTTTCATAGTTCCAAAGGAAGCGATGCCTATGGTGATCAACACCTTAGGAGATAGTACTAAGAAAACTCCTAATGGATTAGGAATGCAATCTTGGGCTTTAAGAAAAGCTCTTAATCTTGAAAAGATACCTAAAACAGAACCCACAGATGTGAAGCTTCCTGTAAGTTTAGACCATATGCAGATTGTTCCTATTGGAATGAAAGAAGACCCAGAGAGAATAATGGGAGCTACTGGGGTTAAGCAAGAAGCACTATGATACCACTAATGTCGACGGAGTTAGCTTTGAATGTTCTAGTTTACATGGCTGCTGTCGGGTTAATTATTAAGTTTCTACAGGTTTTTGTCTTTGATGCAATTTAGCCACTACAAACGAAACATTTAAATAGATGTAGTGTATAAGTTTTTCATGGCAGACGAACCTATTTTACAAGTTAGGATAGAGGACCCTCTACCTTTCACTGTTGCTGATGCTAATTTCATAGCTAAAGGAACTGTATGTGCTCTTGATGACCCTCGTACTGCAACAAGTGGTGCAGGTAATGGTGGTGTTCTAGCAGGTATTGCAGCTAGAGATAAGATTGCTTCTGATGGAAGAACCGAATTAGCTTTCTTCCGTAGAGGATGGTTTGATATGTTATGTTCTGGAGCTGTTACTACAGGAGACACTTTACAAGCATATAACAATGAAGTACAAGTTGCAGGATTAGACCTTAGTGGTGCTTCAATCATAGGTACAGCTTTACAAGACGGAGCTGATAATGAGAGAATTCTAGTAGATGTAAATATACAACCAGGATTTAACACAGATTAAAATGGCTTCTAAAATAGAACAGCAAGATATTCGTGGATTAGACATAGACAAAGTTGTAAAAGGCTTTGGAAAGTTCATGTATGTGTTTAAGAGTGATTGTACAATAAGCACATCAAACGGAGACAGTACAAGATGGTACTCACGTACTGCTACTGACTTAACACCTACTAGTCCTATGAGGAATGCTAACGTAGCAGCACTAGCTAAGCCTTTAACTATGGAACAAGAGTGGACACGTAACACATTCTACTCTAGAAAGTACATGGCTGAATGTTTTATTAGTGATGAAGACATTAGAACAGCAGATATTGACGTATTTGCAGGACAGCTACAAGCTCTTACTAGAGCTATTACAAAACAAGTAGACTCACGTATCTTTGACGTAGTAACTAAAGACCTATCACCTGCTAATGCAGCAGCTACAGATATTAATGTTATAACTACAAGTGGAGCATGGTCTAGTTCAGCAGGAGACCCAATCTCAGACTTACTTAACGCACAGAGAGTTATCTGGACTTCTGGTGGATATGATGCAAGAGGAGCTACAGTATGGCTATCACCTCTAGATTACCAGAGATTACTAGTGTGGGTTATTAATGCTAAAGGTTCAAGTATACCAAACTTCTCAAGTGAGAAGGTAGAAAGTGGGGTTATTACAACCTTCCTCGGATTTAATCTTAAGGTTAGTGAGAACGTTACTGCGGATTACGCAGTAATGATTATCCCTAAACTAGCTTGTACTTGGAAGACAGCTGTAGGATTAACTTCTGCAGTAGATGATGAGAGCGGACTAGGTAAAAGGATAAGAGTATGGGAAGATGGGGAAGCTGTGTTAACTGACCCTAAAGCTGTATGCTTAATTTCTAACACACAATAATGATGACAGACGAAACAACTGAACCTGAAGCAGTAGAAGAAACTACCGAAGAAGTAGTGGAAGCTCCTGCTGAAGAAGAAGCAAAAGAGGAATAAACCTATGGGAAGCAACGAAGCTCCTGTACCTGTATTTAATGCTAAAGAAGTAGTAGCGGATGCTGTAAATGTTGCCGAAGTTAGTGGAATGGCTGGAACAGGTGCAAATTGGACATGTAGAGGAGATATGACTATTACAGATGGAAAATATATTACTCTAGGTTCTGACACAGATGACGCTCCTTCAGCAGAAGGACGTTTAAAGGTAAGCGGCGGTAAGATTTGGTTTGATACAGGGAGCGCGTGGGAAATCGTGACTTCTGCTGCGTAGATAATTATTTAAACTTCTTATACATCTATTTTTTATGAGTAATTACGGACGAACGACTGGTACAGGTGGACCTCACTCTGCAGCTATCACTAATGATGATGAGTTCACACTAGACTTACCAGAGGAAGTGAACCAAGAACTGGAAGACGCAAGTATAAGAAATCAGATGGATCAGAGGGCTTACTGATGGGTGGGAAAGGAAGTGGTCGTAGACCTGACCCTGTGAAGAAGCTTCTAGGATTTAACCAACCTGCAAAGACTGATGGTTTAGCAGACGTGTACATCCCTAACTACTCAGGTATGAAGACTGGGTTGAAGAAGATTGAAGAAGATGACCCATGGGTGACTGACCACTCAGAGCTGACTAATCTCAATTGGGCTGCAGCAGGGCACACGATTGATACTGATTTTGATTTGAATGGAAATCTTATCAAATCTTCTATTTCTATAAAACAATACCCAAGTGGTAGCTCATCAGAATATTTTAGGACATACTCAGACGGCTCTAGTATATTTATAGACGCAGTTAATAGTAGCGGGGGTATGGGGTGTGGAAATACCTTTTTCCCAAGTGCTACAAACGCTAAGGACTTAGGCTCATCATCTCTGAAATGGAAAGACCTGTATTTGAGTGGGGATGCTAACATAGGAACGGACGCTAACATTACTGGAGATTGTTACATTACAGACGTAAAGCTAGAAGACACAGGGGATAATTTAAAGATAACCCCCGACCCAGCAAAGACTACAACTTATTGGAATATTGAGGCAGACGAATTCATAGCTTCGACATGGTGGGTTCCCACAATGAGCGGAAGTGACAGCCTTTTTGGAAATATCTTAGCCATCAAAGATAGATTATATATTGTTAATAACACAACCCCTCAACTTTTCTTTTCCAATAGAGCACTCTCAGCGACGGCAAGAATAGAATATAATGCTGCAGCAGATAGATTAGATTTTATGCTGGCAACCTCTTATAAATTTGATAATGAGATAACTGTAGCAGACAATATTCATATTCAATGTGGAACCACTGTAACAGACATGGAGCTTTATAGTGATGGGACAAATGGGATTATAGATGTGGCTACGGCTATGAGATTAGGGAATAACGTCACAAATTATACAGAAGTGAGTAGTACAGGAGATATTGTGATGGTGGGTAGTGCAGGACTACCTTATGGAGAAATCTCCGCAACAGACAACTCAACTGCTACAACAATTAGTGTAGCTGGAACTGCTGTACAGGTAACTATCTTTGATACAGATGGACCTAGTAATAACACAACCCCTGACCACACTAACGACCATATCACAATCACTAAGGCAGGGCATTACCTTACAACTGTAACAGCTACAGTGAACTCTATTGCTGGAGCAGGAAGTAGAATGGAATTAACTTTAAGAAAGAATAACGGAGCTACAACTCTTTTTCATGTTCACAGAACTGTCTCTGGTGGTGGGAGTGAGAGTGCAAGTGTAAGTATATCTCAGATAGGAGATTTTGCAGTTAATGATACAATAGAAGTTTGGATTGAAAATGAGACTAACACTCAGAACTATGTAGTAGAAGATATCCATCTGCAAGTAGTTCAAGTAGGGGGGACATAATGGATTTAAAAAAAATAGACGCTGATACAGTAGAGATAACATCTAAGGGAACTATGAAGAGACAGCTAATAGAAAGAGGGAAAGCCGACCTGACTGCTAAGATTGCAGAGTTACAGGCTAAACTCGCCGATGTTGACGAGATGCTGGGCGTCTTAAATGCAACCGCAAAATAGAAGAGACCAAATCTCTGAGATTGAAAGGAAACTTAACTACTTGCTAGACCATCCTGAGTTACAGCGACGGTATCCAGTAAGATACGAGCAAGTCTATGACAGGTTAGTAGATAGGTGGTGTGAACTGCATAGAACTAAAACAATACATTTAAATACTCCTTAATATTCTATAATATTAATCTAGAAGGGGAGTTTTGCACTAATCTCTCCCCTTCCATTGTAAGGGGGTTCAAAATATGCAAGCCAAAAACGGTTCAATAATCATTACTATTATTGTAGTTGCTTTACTATCTGTCTTTGCTATCATGTACTCGATGCCTGATACGCCAGAGCCACAGGTAATAGATGTACCTACTGCTGCTGAGATTGCTGCTGCCATCAACATTTCTCCAACAGCTCCTAGTAATGGACAGCTCCAAGAGATATGGGATGAGATTTATTCTACTGAAGTTGCTCGTTTAGAGAGAGATGCAATAAGAGAGTGTGAAAACGAGTTCGACTGGGATGATGTAGAAGACTTATTCCCTGATGATACAGACGTAAGATTTGAAGACTTCGATGACGACAACCAAGACATTGTAATTAATGACTTAGGTCTAGACGACGAAGATGATAGATCTGTATCAATATCTGGATACTTCACTGTAACTTATTTACCTGAAGAAGGTCCGCAAACAAGAATTGCTGACAAGGTATACGGTAACTGTGATGTTACTTCGGATGACGGAGACTTAGAAGCTGACTTAAGTCTAGCTTTATAAGAAGATATAAAAACTTGATACAATTGGTTATTATGAGGGGGGCATTCTGACAATAGAAACCTTAACATTTCACCCGCTCCCCTCAAAATTTTTTAAAATGACACAATATGAGAAAGGCGTACGACTAGAAAGAGAGGTGGTTAATTTATTTAAGAAGCATGGATTCAAAGCTGCACGCACAGCTGGTTCACATTCACCTTACGATGTTATAATCTGGAAAGAAACTGAAAAATATAAAAAAATATGTTTTGTTGCGTTCGTTCAGTGCAAAGTTAGGAAGCAATCTCAGTGATTACTAAACTATCCACCATCGCATTGGTGCTTGGATTTCTAACCTTGATCTTATCAAAGACAAGCTTCTTGCCTATGATGTCTTTAGGTGCAGATATTCCGTTGTTTCTCAAGAAGTTCTGATTTGTCTTATTCAGCTCTAACTTCCACGTTTTATCTCTGTATT